CGCCATCAGAGGCCCAGATCGTCCAGAGGATCGTCGCTGGGGGCCTTAGCGCCCTCGTCGGGGGTGTCACTACCTGAATCCGTCTCATCGTTCTCAGAAGGGCTCTCATCACCTCCCTCGTCATCCGTCATTGGAGGCAGATCGCCCTCGACCGATGCGATCATTGTGGCGACGGCGGAACCCTCGAAGTTCAGGGCCGACTTGACGGTCTCCTGAATCCAGTTCTTGCTGACTTCGGTTTCCTTGCCATCGACCTTCTTGGTCCGCGAGCCGGGGATGTACAGCGATTGCCACTGTTCCATATCCGGCGCTTCCCAGAGCAGGGCGCGTTCCTCGACGGTGGCAGGCGGTGCCTTGAGCGGCTCGGTCTCGCCTTCCTCGTTGACACGGACGGGTGCACCGACTTTCCAGTTCCCCGATGCGTCCTTAATGTTGGCGTAGATGCGCTTCTCCTTACCTTCCTTGCCGTTGTCGCCGTGGATGATGGTCAGGATGAACGCCTCGCCAATCATCATGGCAGGGTGCGTCATCTCCTTGCGACCGTAGCGTAGGGCTTCCAGCATCTTGATGTACGCGGCACGCGGGCCAGCCTTGATTGCCATGCGCTCGGTGATGATCGGGTACACGACCTTCTTGGTCTCGTTGCCCGCTTCGTAATTGACGGTGATCTCCTTGCGGTGCTTCTTGCTAATCAACTCGAACTGGAAGATGACCTCCGGTGCCGGGGGCTTCTCCTGCCCGTTATACGGGCGCTGGGGATGGTTGCCGATCTCGATGACCGAGACAAGCCGGGCAACGCAGGGGCCTTCGACAGGCGGTTCGTAGGTGAAGTCACCTCCGCCCTCGAAGTCGGCCTCGTTGACCTTTCCGTCTTTGACTGCCGCTGCTGCGGCTTGTGCAAACTTGCTCATAGTTCTCTCCTAGTTTGGTGTCCAGTGGTGAAGTGTCAGCATGTTCGGCCCGGCCTCGGCGTCCACAGGGAAGCCTACCGGACAGTCTATGCCGAAGAAGTGTTTCAGGAAGTGCGGGATTGCCTGCATGATCTTGACCATACCAGCGACAACCTTGTCCCGCACCGACTTGTGGCAGTCGGCCCACACACAGTCATGGACCGTGTTCACGAGGAACGCTTTGCCGTCGAAGTGATCGTTCTTGACGAACCACCGCCATAGCTGGCCGAGGATCATCTGAACGAGTTCACCGCCTGTGCCCTGCACCGGATAGTTCTTCATCTCGGTAGGGCTGAACGTGTCTGTGATACCGCGTCTCCGCAGGTAATCTGGTGCATCCCACGACCGGAAACTGTACATCGTCCCGGTGATGGCTTGGTAAGTGCCGCTCCGGAACATCCGGTAGCCGCGCTCTCCATCGTGGAAGGGCTCTGCGGTCTCTGCGACCTCGGCCTCTACCTCTGCGTTGAACTTCTGTACGCCGGGATACTCCTTGTCCTCGGCCTCGATCAGGGCCTTGACTTCCTCGACATCCATGCCGGTCTCGTCTGCAATCAGCTTTGCACCGGCCCCGTATGCACGCTGGAAGCTGAAGATTTTGCACTTGGTGCGCTCTTTCTTCCACTCGGCGTGTTCTGGGTGATCCTCGTTCTTGCAGGCATCCAGTGCGAACTCGTAGCTGACGTTGTTTTTCAGCGCAACCCGCTTGCAGTGGAAGTCCATGTTGTAGATCAGGTCTCGGCAGAGGTTCTTGTCTCTGCTGAGCATGCCCATGACCACAACCTCAAGCTGGCTGTAGTCGATCTCAGTCATCTCGCCATCGTCTCCGAAGCGGGAGATGAACATGGCCTTGACCTCTGACTTGAACAGTCCTGTCTCGGCGTCGAAGTCGGCCCGAGTGAGGTTCTGAAGGTTCGGGTCAGATGAGGACAGTCGGCTCGTCACCGTGCTTGTGTGGTTCAGCTTGTGATGGACCGTGTGGTCCCAAGGCTGTACGCAGGTCAGCATCCCTTTCTTCTCGTCGGTCTTGGGATCGACTTTGACGTAGTAGGTGCCGATCTCTTTGGTCAGCCGGTTCACGACGCCCAGCGCCTTCAGGAACGGGATGTTCCGGTTGGTGATCTGGTCGATAATGTCGCCTGCCGTCGAGTAGATAGGCTTTCCTGCACCATCGGTCATGCTGTCAGACTTCCACTCTGGATCTGGCTTTGTGTAGCAGGGCATCTCGTGGAAGAACTCTTGGTACTTGACCTTCAGTTCTCCGGGCACTTCCACGTTCTTGAACTTTGCTTCGCCTTGTCGCTTGCCGCTCTTGAATGTGTCCTGCGGTTGACCCCCGTACTCGTACCGTGGCTCGTCCTCTGTGCCAACGAAGTCGCACTCTTCTGGGTACATAGTGTCGCCACCGAACAGTGGCCACCGCGCTGTAGCCTTGGTCCGAGCAAGCTGCCAAGTCTTGGGATCGACGTAGGTGTCCTGCCGCTCGTACTTGATCGTGCCACCGAAGATCAGGGCCGACTTGTGGGTCGGGCTGTTCCAGTTGAATGTCAGACCATCCGGCAGGTCGGTGATGTACTGCTCCAACTCCTTGTTCGCAGCCTTCAGTTCCGCGCTGCGTTTCTTCAGGTCAGCCTTGGCTCGCTCAACGTCGATCTTGAGGCCACGGAACTCCATCTCGGATGTGGCGCACAGGCCATCCATCCTCAACTTGATCGCTGTGGTCATCCCGAGTTCTTCAGCCGCCTCGATCTGACCGAGGTAGATCAGTTCGGTGTTCCCGATGTCGCCGCTGTTGCGCTTTTCTTCCTCGGTGCCGATCAGATAGTCGAGCAGCATGTCGCGGTCGATGTCCGAAGTCTGTACACCTGCTTCCCACAGCGCCTTGATGCCGTCGATCTTGACCCGTCCTCCATAGGTAGGGGCAACCTGATCTAGGCTGTTCATGTGGAACTTCTTCTGCTGAGCGTTCAGCAGGTACTCGGCGTACTGGGTGCACCATATGCGGCCACCGCGCTTGAAGAACTTGTGCATCTCAGCAGGGCTGAAGCGCATTTCGTAAAGCAACTCGTACTTCGCGTTGTGCGCCACGATCACGTCAACGTCATCCGGTATGTGGATCGGGTCCACACCGTAAACGTGATCGTAGAATGCAGCAGAGCAACGCTTGTCGCCCTCGTACTTCCAGCCTCGTGCAACGATGTAGTTTTCGGGTAGGAACGGGTTGCCTTTGCGCTTGAACTTGCTGTGCGTCTGGGTTTCCTCGTCCAGTATCATGTATCTTCCCATGCGTCTCTCCTTCAGGATACCTCGATACCGTTCTCGTAGATTGCGGCCCAGAGGAACTCGTTAACTCGGCGGAACAGGGTGTCCATGTCTGCGTCATTGTAGATTACAAAGTCGAATTCAAAGTCTGTTAGCGAATCTTCGCTTAGGTGCCGCCCTAATTGCGGTGCGTCCTTACGCAGCACGTTCACAACGATACCGCCTCGGTTGCGGATCGCCAGTGCCTCGTTCGGGAACCGTACATCATCGAAGATCAGGTCGCGCTGCGCGGGATTGCGAAGCGCAGCATCTACCCAGAAGTCATCGTGAAGTTGATCCCGGCCCCATTCTGTGCCGAGGGTCTGCATTGCGTGCCGGGGAGATTTCCCGCCGAGCAGTTCCGTGGGAACCTCCTTGAGTTCACCTTCGAGAAACAGGGGGGTATCCTTTGGTTCCACGCCCTGAAAGATCAGCAGGTCGGCCAACATTGACTTCAACGGATCAGCGAACTTCCGACTGCTGAAGCCCATTGTGGTCAGGTATTTGGTCACGGTCGTCTTGCCGCTACCGGCTTTTCCGCTCAGTCCTATCAGCATGTCAGTCCTCCTTGATACTGTCGGCCAGCTTCCGGTACTTCATAGCCTGACCGTCCGCTCTGGCGAGGTCTGTGCTGACCCACGATGGGCGCACTCCTGTTCCATATTGGTTGATGAGGCTCTGTACCTCCCGTTCGTACATCTCGGCCAGCTTCTCGGCCTGTTCTTTGGTCTGTTTAGTCATATTTCTCTCCAATACACCGAACGAGTTCAAAGTCTTCACCGAGCGCATGAGCGATGCGCGCGATCGTCTTCAGAGTAAGGTTAGGGCCATTGCTAGAAAAGATCTGCGACACGCGCGCAGGGCTCATGCCCAACCTTTCCGAAAGCTCTTTTTTGCCGACACCTTTTCGGTTCATAGCTTTCTGAAGCGCCACCTGCGTCGAGAAAACCAAAGCTTCAGTTGCAAAGTCTCCCTCTTCACCTTTTTTCGGCCCAAGCAACTCATTATTGATGGCCATGCCTATTCTCCCACTTTCTCAGCAACTCTTTTGAGTTGATTTTGATCTGCTTTGTTGTCCTTCTTGATAGCCCCCTCAGGAACTATAAACGTACTCGCTCATGCCAAGTCCTTTCTTATCCATTCGTTGAGTTCATCAGGGTCGGCGGTGACGCCTGTTGCGAACTGGTACATCACGTCCCAGCGATCCTCGTCACTGTCGAGCAGGATGTAGCCGGGTTTGCCCTTGCCGAGGAACCACCCGAGTTCAAGGTGGCCCGATTTGCCAGCAGGCAGAGCCAGAACCATGACGCGGCTCGATTCCATGTTCCGCTTGTCGAAATCGAACGTGTTCACACTCGCGGGTTCCTTCAGGGCCTCCACATAGGTGTAGTGCATACCCTCGTAGAACGCCTTCCAATGGTCGTCGGCCTCCGGACCAGCGGCGTACCAGTCGCAGAACACCTTCTGGCTGTCGATGCCCCGAGCGATGGCCTTGGAGATGCCGGGGATTGCAGGGTTGCGAAGAGAGCCAGCGAGATAAACGTCCCAGCCGATTCCCGCTTCCAGTGCCTTGCGTGCCTGTTCCTGTGCCCGGAGTGCCGAAGCACGGGTATCACGCTGCTGGTACGTCAAGCCGTCACGCATGAAGTCCCAGAACGGTTGATGTCCGCTGTTCAAGTGTATCTCCTTCGGAATGTCCTCGATAGCAACGCCGTTGATATACTCGATCGAAGTGTGTTTGTGGGTATCGTCTGGGAACCGCGCACCGAATATGCTCCGATACGGGTACTCGTTGTCGATGAACACCTTTTTGCCCTGTCGTTGGGCTTCCAAGGCGCGCCGGAACAGCTTGCGGACACTCGTTGTGCCGCTATACTGCTCCCACCCGTCCTTGGTGTAAAGCCATACTTTAGAGATCATCTCCAGCCCTTTCCGTCCTTGATGGTCACGATGGTTCGCTTCCCGTTCTGATAGGTCACGATGAAGCTGTGGCTCCAAGCAGACAGGCCCTTGTTGTAGCCCATGT